CGACCACCGAGATCTACACTCTTTCCCTACACGACGCTCTTCCGATCTGTGTCTTCGATACAAAGTTAAAGCTTATCGGTATTTCTATATCTTTGTACGTCTTCTTATCCCTGTGTAACTCCCCGTCGCGTCCTTCCACCTTAATAGTGTCGTACTCCCGTTCCGGTACAGGGATAGTAGGGCGGCTTATTACGCTTAACCCTACATCCTTGCATGATTCGCCATTATAGAAAATGTGGAATGTTGCCCGCATTATGCCGCCCCTTTCGTCTTATCCTTATCGTTCTGGTCTTTTGTGATTCCCTTAACTACTTCTTTCTTCACTTCCTTAGCAATTACTTTTTTGTCTAAGGTCGTTGTATTTGTGGTATATACAATAACTGTAATATCCCTATCCTTTGCAATTTGCTTTGTGCTTACCTCTCCGCCGATAGTAGAAATTTTAGCCGTATTCTTTACCGCCGTTACCGGGTTAACCTCTGCCGCTACCTTAGTTGTCATGCCCTGTAATTCTTCTTTCAAGTCACTCTGTAGCGTTGGCATTTCTGCCGTAATACCTACCCCGATACCTTGCGGTATCATCTTACCTACTAAATCCCTAAATAGTCTTGACGGCGAATGAATACCTAAAGCGTCCTTTGCTCCGTCTAATAAGCTTTTTGCCAGGCTCTTAACCTTTCCGGTCAGCCAGTCCCAACCGCTGCTTATTCCGTTCCATATTCCCGAAACAATATTACTTCCTATCTCCGCCATTTTGCTAGGCAAGCTTCTTACACCGTTTACTACAGCGTCATACAATCCCTTAGCCGCTGCCGTTCCTTTCGCTGCTAACTGTAATCCCCAGTTTACGACTTGCTGTATCGCACCTAAAATAGCGTTCCAGACTTTACCAGGCATTTGTGATAATGTGGTAATTGTCTGATTCAGTAAGTTTGTGGCTGCCGTCACTGCCCGGCTTCTCATTTGTTCGCCCCAGGTTGTTACCCTCTGTACCGCGTCTATAATCGCGTTCCAGATTTTACCCGGTAACTGCTGCATGAAGCTAATCACGTTCGTTATAAGCTGTGTCGTTTTTGTCACTGCCTGGGTCTTCATGTTCTCGCCCCAGGTCGCTACCTTCTGTACTGCGTCTATAATCGCGTTCCAGATTTTGCCCGGTAACTGCTGCATGAATGTTACGACACTGTTTACAAATTCCGGTATTTTCGTCGTAGCCCAGGTGTATAAATCAATTCCGAATTTTATAATATAGCCTAAACAAAAACCGATAACGTAAGCGATTTTGTTCGGCAATTCTGAAAAGAACGTAACGACATTCGTTACAAGCTGGGTTATTCCTTCTTCTGCTGCCGTTCTAAGTCCTAACGCCCACTCGCGTATAGCGTCTACAGTACTTATAATAGCGTTCCAGATTTTGCTAGGAAGCTGCTGTAGGAATGTAACCACGCCATTAAAGGCGGCTTCGATTTTTGCTACAATATTCGCTAGAAATTCGATTACCTTTGCGAAAGAATCCGGCAGCGTCTGGGTGAAAAATTTCACGATTGCCGTTACCACAACTTCGATAGCATTTTTTATTTTTCCCCACACATTCGCGATAGCCGCCCGCGCGTCCTCGTTTGTGGCGATAAATCCGACAATAGCAGCCACCAACGTAGCGACCAATGTTACAACCAGCATAATAGGGTTAGCCGCCATAGCAGCATTTACTAACCACTGTACCGCCGCCCCTGCTGTCGCTGCCGCCTTAAAGCTTGTCAGCGCTGCTACGACCGCATTTATAACCGAAGCTACCTTAAATGCTACGAAGCCCGCACCGATTCCGGCTAATACGCTTACTATCGTTTCGCCGTTATCCGCAATCCAGCCCAGCCCTTCCAGAAGTGTAGGCAGAACAGCCGCCACTATTTCGCTTGCTTTTTCTACCATATTTCCGAAGCCTGTAGCTATCTTCTCTAATGCTCCGCTTAAGCTGCCGTCCGTTAAGTCGGTCTGTAGCTGCCCGATAACTTCCGTCACGTTTTCTACGGCGTTTGTTAGTGGTGTCTTGAATTTTTCATAGGCTGCAATTCCTAAGCCTTCCAGCCCACTTTTTAGTATTGTAACTTTTCCCTGTAGGTTGTCATTCATTGTTGCCGCCATATCCGCCGCTGCACCGTCACAGTCTGAAATATAGCCGCTTAATTCGTCGAAGCGTTCCCCGCTGTTTGCCAGCAAGGCGTTTACGCTCTTAAGGTCTACTTTATTGAAGATACTGTTAAGTACTTCTGTCTGTTCTCCCTGGGTCATTGTTCCCAGGATTCCGTTAAGGTCGTTAAAGGTTTCATTTAGCGGGCGCATGTTCCCGTTTGCGTCGAACACCTGTAAGCCCAGCGCTTCCATTTGCTTTTTAGCTTTATCTGTAGGCGCTGTAAGGCTTAGAATTACATTTCGTAACGCTGTTCCGCCTTCTGCTCCCTTTACGCCGTTATCTGCGAAAATACCTAAGACGGTATTCATTTCGACCACGCCGCCCGCCAGGTTCTTAGCAGTTCCGCCTACCGTTAGAATTGCTTCGCCTAACTGCTGTACGCTTGTATTACTTTTCTGCGAAGTCTTCGCCATTTTGTCAACGAAGCCTTCCGTCGTCCCGGCTGCGTCCCCTAGCGCGCTCATGCTATCCGTAACCATATCGGAAGCTGTCGCTAAATCCATTCCCCCGGCTGCTGCAAGGTTAAGGACTGTCGGTAACGTCTCTATAGACTTGTCCGCGTCATATCCGGCAAGTGCCATATAGTTAAGTGCTTCTGCTGCCTGTGTTGCTGAAAACTGCGTAGTTGCTCCCGCTTCCTTCGCCGCTTTCTGTAGCTTGTCAAATTCTTCACTTCCGGCTGCTATTTCCTCTGTCGTGATTCCCATAGTAGCCGCTACCTGGCTCATTCCGCTTTCAAAATCCGAACCTACGCCAACTGCTGCCGTCGCAAGTGTCTTTAAGCCATTAGCCAGGGCTTTAACGCCATTTATGATAGCGCTGGATATTAAATTAGCTTTTATAATATCGCCCAGGCTTACCGTTTTTTTCCCGGTTTCGTCCATGTTGTTTCCGGCTGCTGTTATCTCCTGTCCGAAAACCGTCCATTTCTTACCTGTGCTGTTTAATTCTTCTTCGGTTCGTTTTAGTTCTGTTTGTTGGTCTGCTAAGGCTGCCCGCGATTCATTGACTTTAATAGTATTTTTTGCTATCGCGTCTTCCTGTTTCTTAACCGCTTTTTCCGCCTTAGCGTGTTCCTCTCCTGTTTCCTCTAGCTGTGCCTTTAATTTTTTACTTTCTTCGCTGTCTTTACCTGTCGTCTTAACGCTTTCTTCGTAAGCCTTGGTAAGTTCCGCTACCTTCTCTTTTAACTTCTGCTCTTTTTCCTGTAACTCTGTAAGCTTCTGCTTCTGGTCTGCTAAATGTGACTGCTGAAGCTTAATAGCGTCCGTCTGTAGCTTTATCTTAGCCGTTAACTCCGTCTGCTTAGCCTTAAGTAAATCGGTCTGGCTGCCTAACGCCTTCGCCTGTGCCGCTTCTACTTTGTATTCGCTGGTTACAAGCTTCATTTGCGTAAGCATTGACTTCATTTGACTGGTAAACTCGCTTGTATTAGCCCCTATTCGTAGACTAGCACCAGCCATTTATATAACTTACTCCTTCGCTTGCGTTTCTCTGTCATATTCGACTTGAAATACAACGTAGTCCAAAAGGTCGCTTAAGTCCGATTCCAAACAGTCCTTATAACTGTTTCGCATATTCTTAATACATATCTGTAAAATATTATCCAGGGCATTTCTGTATGTCTCCCATATTTCTTCCTGGGAATATTCTTCTATATAACCGTTTTCCCGGTCGTATTCATCAAAAGCGCTACCCTGGTCTTCTACTTGCTGGCTGCCGTTCAAAATGTCGCTTATGTTCCGTATTTTTTCATTTACGGAAGCGTCCACGATTTCGACTACCGCCTTAAATGTACTAATAACTTCTGCTACGTCCAGTTGTTCTATTTCTTCTTCCTCTATCCTGTCATTAAACACTACTCTGATAACAGCAGAATACAGGTATAATAAGTCGTTTTCGTCTTCGGTTTTGCTTATCAACTCCATAAGCTGTATGTACCGCCTGTAAGCGTATGTCGTGATACTGTAGAAATGCTTAAGTTTCCCGCCGCATTTGATACAGGTATCAATTAAACTTGTGAACTCAAATTTTTTTTTGCGTCTTTCGCCTGTTCTGCCAAACGCTTAATAATGTTCGCATTGATAAGCGCAAAGTTAAAAATAATCTGTGATACGTCCGCAAGTTCCGCGTTTGCTTCCTCAAAAGTAAACTGATTATCATAGATTTCTACAATCGCTTTTACCATGCGGTCTAAGTCGTCGTCTGTGTATGTCTGCTTTTCCTGTGTTACCAGGTCGTCGTATACTTCCCTAAACGCCCGGTATTTCTTTCGCCCGATTTTTCCGCTTTCGTACTCTTTACCGCCTACGGTAATAATATTTGTCTTTAAGGTCTTTGCGGTTTCCTTTGCCTGGATGTTGGTATTATTCATAATTTCCGCGTTGATAAGTGAGAAATTAAGAATAATGCTGCTGATTTCGTCTAAGCCGTCATCTGCTTCCTCAAAAGTGAACTGATTCCCAAACACCAGTACAATAGCTTCTATCATGCTATCTAAGTCGTCGTCGCTAAAGGTCTGCGCTTCCTTCTCTTTTCCTAACAGGATTTCGTATACTTCCGCAAATTTTCTATATTTTTCTCTTGTGATTTTTCCGCTTTCGTATTCCTTACCGTTTAAGCTGATTTTCATAATATAACCCTTTCTGTAAAGGGTGTCAGATTCTGACACCCTCTCATTTTATTAGTGTCCTGTTTCGCTTGCTGCTTTCGGTACTTCCTTATACTCCTGTACTTCGCTAAACCATGCAGCGATAGCTTCTTTTGCTGTCGTGTGTTCTTCCAGTAAGTTACTTTCGTCCACGATAAGGGCGTAAAGCTTCTTTTTTTCTCCCTCTATAGTATCTTCTTTCTTTCTGGCGTAGAAAGTGAAGGTAATCTTAATTGTTTGGGCTGTCTTTTTGTCCTTAACCGTTTCGTATGTAACGTCCGGGTGTTCCGCTTTTCCGCAATAGTACCAGCTAAATTCGTACTTGCCGTTCCCCTGTTTTGCCCGGAAGCCTAACGCTACTTCTTTTGCCTTATCCCCTTCCGCTTTTGCCAGGAAGCCGTATTTATAAAGAGTATCAAACAGTAACGCATAGTCTCCCGGCGTTAATCTGTTTACCTCTAATTCAATTTCTGTTTTTTCGTATGTCTCTACGGTGTCTTCTACCTCGTCGTCGCTGTAGGTATACTCGACGCTAAAGGTATCTTTTACTGTTGCTGCGATTGCTTTAGCAAGTCTTACAGGTACGTCCGCTGCGTATACGTCTTCGTCGTTCGTTGTGACTGCTGCTACGCAAATGTCCTTTAAGCCTACCAGGCGGCTTCTGGTAATGGTTTCTTTATTTTCCTTTACTGTTGCCATGTTTTAATTTTCTCCTTCCACATTCATAGAAAAGTAAAAGCGCGCTGCTTTATGGTAGATTCCTGTTTCTACTTCGTACTGGTCGTTTCCGGTAAAATAGGTAAAGCCCGCCTTTTTCAGCAGCTTCTTAACCTTCTTTTTCAGCCTAAAGCAGTCTTCTTTACTCCATATATCAACCTGTATGTAATATTCTTCGTTTTCGTTTGTATCTTCGCTAAAATCTATATCTTCGTCACTCATAAAGTAAAATGTTATGTGTGTATCGTTTATATTCTGGTTATACCAGCCTTCTTCCGTGTGTACCCCTGTTATCCCTATCACTTCCGCTATAAATGCGGTTAAGTCCAGGTCTTCACTGTTGGGGTATTCCGCCAGAACTCTATTAAGCTGTTCTTTTTCTTTTTCGCTCAAAAGTGCCATGCTTATTCCCCCAGCTTTTCCTTTAATGTCTTTTCGTATTCTTCTTCTGCAATTTCCTTTAGCGCCTGGTATGTTGGTCTAGCTGCGTCTAACATAAAATGTTTAGGCTTGTGCATGGTCGTCCCCCATTCATGGAATTTCATATAAAAGAACGGGGAAGTATCGCCCCTGTCCCAGCCCACCAGTTCGCCGTAGTTCCCGCTTTGCGTCGTTCCCTTCTTTGGCACATTGTCCGCCGCATGCTGCCCGGTTCTGCTGCCTTTTCTGCCGGATTTCATGGGGTTATTGCTGTACGCTTTCTTCCGTATCTGCCCTTCCGCTTCCTGTAAGCCGATTTCGCCAGCCCGTTTTATGATTTTCTTGTTTAGTGCCTTTAGTTCTGATTCTGTAGAAAGTCTTTCTATTTCCTTCTGCATTTCATTCAGTCCTAAAAACTCCATTGAAATATCAAAACTCATACTATTTCCTGTGCCTTTATCACGATTTTCCTACGGTTATACTTTCCGTAGTCTGCCGCGATAATGTTAAACACCCTTTCGCCCCATTTAACCCGGTATTCCTTTGTATTTAAGGCTTCCAGTTTTAAACAAAACCTGGTTTCAAAATTCACTACGTTTTCTAATTTTGCTTCCAGGGCGCTATATAACTCTTTTCCGTACAGGCTCTTTACATCACACCAGCACTTATGATAGTCTTCCCATGTTTCCACTGGTCTTCCTTTTTCTACTGTCTTTTTACGTTTTTGAATTACTAAATACATAATCACGCCCCCACATTCGCCAGCTTGTCTAATATGGTTTTTGTGATATTATCGGTTTTTGTGTTGCTTCCTACCGTAGTAGAACGCACTTCGTACATATCGCTTACGATTTTCTTTAGAAGAAGGGCGGCGATTCTCCGCCCTTTTTCGTATTCTTCGTCGCTTTCGTAGTTCGCCTTATCTTTATACCCAGTGCCTACGCAACTATCTATATAAGCTTCGGCTGTCAAAATAAGCCCGCTTATTTCCTCGTCGTCTTCGTCGTAGCTTACCCTTAAATAGTTCTTCGCCTGTTCAAGCGTTAATAATTCTGCTGCCATTTCCTACCCCTTCCGGGACGCATTAGGCAGCCGGGGTAAATTCTACCTTGAAGTCTGCCCTGTCGTCCAACTTCTCGCAGTCAAAGCGTTCCTGTACCTTAAGTGCTGTTTCGTCAGATTCAAAGAATACAGACTTATCTGTAGACACTGTGTAGCCCTTTCTTTCAAAGAACTTAACCAGCGCATACAGGTTAACCACATAAAATACTACCTTTCCGGTCGCGCTTGCTGTTACCGCTTCGTCGCTCAAAGTGATAAGCTGGCGGTTCTGGAAGTAGTCTTTACCGTTTACGGTCTTTACTAAATCCAGGTTTCTACCGTTCTTATCTTCCTGGGACTGCAAATATACATAACCTGTAAGGTTTGTGATAACTACAGTCTTTGCGCGAAGTGTCGGTAATACGCCGTCGATTACCTTTTTAACCCCGCGCCAGTCTGTCACGCCTGTAGACTTGTCTGTAGCGTTGTCCTCGACAATCTGTAAGATTTCGTCGTTTTCACTGTTAACGCCAGCTTCCGCAAAATCCGGCTTAATAACATCCTGGATGATATTAACAGCTTCGTCTTCCTGTAAGTCGTTGGCAATCGGAACTAACGCGCCGTAGTTCTCGATATTGTAGCTAATATCCTGTGTGTTAGCGGCTTCCCCTGTCAACTTAGTACCAGATTTATACTTAGTAAGCTTCTTGCCGCCAATCTTTGCAAACGGCATTTTTCCATGATTGGAAGTAGCGCGTACAATGTGGCAATGTTCCTTAAGGCTGGGGAAGCCCTCACGCAATACCTGGATGTCATTAACGAACTGCTCCGGCAGAATCGCGGCGTTGTTGTCAATGGTTACGGCTGCTCTTTCCTCGTCCGTAAGTGCTTCTTTTCCCTTAAGCGCAAATTTAACTGCTGCTCTCAACTCGCTTACTGCGGAAGCTGTACGCTTTTCTTCCTTCTTGCGCTTCTGTCCTCTTAATTCCTCTTTTTCCTCGTCGTCTTCTGCTTCTCTTACAGCAAGTAAGCGCTGTAATCTTCTTTTTTCCTCTAACGCCGCTTCTGCCTTATCCGCGTCGCGGCTTTCCAGGTAGCCGTTAATCTCCTCTGTTTTCTTTCCGATTAACTCTCTGATTTCCTGTACTGTCATTTCTTAAAACTCCTTTTCGTTTTCTTCCCTAAGCTGCATAAGCCGGGCTTCCATTTTTAATTTTTCTAATCTCTTTTCTTCTTTCGCTTCTTCTTTTACCTTCTCAAAGCTTCTACAGCTAATTTCTGAACTGTCATAAGCCGGGAAGGTGCAAGGGCTTACTTCCAGCAGCGCCGCCTTTACTACGCTTCTTTTGTAAATTTCTTCGCCTTCATGTACTACTTTGCTCCACCTGTCTTCCTGGCAGATAAAGCCGAAGCTGCTACCGTCTACATCCCCGCGCTGTACGCTCTCTTTTACGTCATTTCCCCAGGTATTGTTAGGTAAATCAATATCATACGCTAACCCTGTAGTATCTGCCGTATTGAAGCGTAACGTATCGGTTTTTGTGCTTCCTAACGGTCTGCTTGTGTCGTGATTCCATAAGGCTTTTATCTCTTTCCCCGCTTCTTTACAGCTATTTAAGCTTTCGTCGAAGCAGCCCGCCGCGATTTCCTCTAAATATTTGTCACCCCAGCGGTCTACTATCAAAACAGGGGTATTGTATTTAACTGCATATCCGCCGATTGTCCGGCTGTCTTCTCCCTCTGCTGCCGCTCTTACTTCCAGGGCGATTCCCTGGCACTTCCGGCAGTAATTACGAATTTCCGGGCTTTCTCCTTCCGTTCCTCTATTCGTTGGCATTGCTCCCGCTCCCTTCTTCTTTTTTGCCTATGTCTTTTAGCTTCAAAACTCCGGCATTTACTATTAGTTCGTCCCCGTCCGGCAGCTTTTGGCGCTGTAGTTCTAGCCTGGCTTCGTTCGGGGTGTAGATTCCGTTAGAAACATAAGCACAAAGTATTTTCTGCTGTGTTTCTGCCGAAGTCCTCAAAATCACGTTCGTATTAAAACGTGCTTTGTAGCCCTTGTCCCGTTTCTCTTTTGTTAATGCGCTCCATGTAGTTTCCTGTTCTATGGATTCAAACAGTATTAACAGTGTGTCAATTAAAAAGCTTAATTGCTGCTGTTCCAGGGAATTATTATTAGTGTCCTTAAGGTCGTTAAGCTGGTGCATTTTGATACCAAAAAGCGCCGCTATCTGGCTTATAGACATTCTTCTAATCTGTTCGTACTGCGCGTCCGCCAGTGACAAATTGATAGGCTGCACACTAAAGCCCGCCGGGACTGTAAAAATACGTTTTCCTTTGCTGTAAAGCCGCCCGAATTTCTCTTGCGTCTTACTTAACTCTTTTTCGTCCTTTATGTCAGACGTAAGCTGTACTACCAGCTTATTAGTAAGCCCGTTATCGTACAGCGTATTAAGGTAATTCTGCGCCTTAATCTGTCCTTCTATCGTGCCTTTCACAATTTCCCTAATCGGTTTTGTGTTGATTCCGTCCATTGTAAAGCCCTTGAATATAAGCAAGTCTTCATAAAAGCCAGATTCTGTAAGGCTGCTGCCTACAATCCTGTAATCTACTAAAACCTTGTGCCTAAGCTTCGATTTTAATAACCCCGCGTCGTCTACCGTGATTCCTTCCACTGTACACGGGTACAGCGCTTCTATTTCTCCGTTTTTTCCGTACTGCTTCGCAATCGCGCTAATACCTTCATGCTGCCTGGTGGCTTCTACTGCCTTCCACATGTCAATAGCTGTCATGTAGGGGTTAGGGCGAAGGCTTAACAGTTCGTTTAGTCTTTCTTCTGTTGCCCTTCTTATTCCGTTTTCTGTGTCTTGCACCAGGTAAAGCGGCGTTTTTGCTACCGCTTCCGATAACTGCTTAATGCAAGTAAAGTACGTTGCTTCCCTCATGGCTGCCGCTGGCTGCTCTGAATCTATCCCGAATACCTTTAGGAATAGCTTTTCTTCATCCGTAAGCGTTATGCTATCGGTCGTTTCTTCCCTCTTTTCCAAAAAATCTAAAAACATTACTTCTTACCACTCCTAACCAGCATAACCGCCGCTACCAGCATTTCGCCGCTTAGTAGATATAACCCCGCGTGTTTGCTTATGTCATACGTTACCGCAAAAGCAATAACCAGGGCTATCACTAATAGCGCGTCTGCGACTATTAACCTTTTATTTTTTATCTGTTTTATTCTCTTAAGCATTTTCTACCTTCTTTACATAGCGTCCAGGTATTCAACCGGGTTATAATGTTCAATACCGTTTTCTTCGATACACAATAGCAAGCCCATAAGCATAGCTATAATGCCGTCTATCTTAAATTTCGATTTCTTCTTGCTGTACTTCACGCCTAACATTTCGTCGTAAACCGCTATACAGTTCTTAGCCATGAACCGGAAACACTCATTTTCTGCTATGATGATTCTTTCATCTACTAACAGGTTTTCAAAATCATTTATAACCTGTGTCATGGTCTTCGTTCCCTGTCCTAACGGTATTACTTCCCAGCGGTCTTCCAGCCTGTTAATAATCGTCTGGCTTCCCCACTGGTCGAAGCCTATTTGTTCTATCCTGTACGTTTCGTCCAGTTCCGTAGCATGGTCTAAAAACCTATCGAAGTTTATATATTTCCCGTCAAGCGCTATTAAATCGCCTTTCTTTATCCAGTATTCATAAGGGTTATTATCCTTATGCTGTCTGTATGCTACGGTTTCTTTCGGTGTGTACAGATATGGAACGACTATAAAGCGCCCCGTAGTTTCTTCGTAGAATACCAGGACAAAGCCCGTAATATCGTTCTTGCTGGATAAATCCAGCCCGCCCCAGCACTTCCAGCCTTTTAAGTCTTCTGTATCTACCTTTTTCGTGCATGTGTCCCATAAATCCATATTGATAGCGCCTTTTTCATGGTCTAATGCTACATGCTGGTTTAGGAACATTCTTCTAAACATGTTTTCCTGTAGCGGCATTAGCCTAATGCGCTTTGCATAGTTCGCCAGGTCTTCCAGTTTCCTAAATACTCCTAATGCCGGGTTTGATTTATACCACTGGGCTTCGTCCTCTACGTTACAGTCTTTGTCCGCTTCGTATATCCGATAATAAAAGCTAGGGTCGTTTACCTCTCCGGCTTCTATCTTTTTCGCCATTGTGTAAAGCTGCATTTCCGGGTTTGCTGGGTCTTCCCCGCTGGAAGCTGTCGTAATTGTCATTATTAACGGTTCATCCCATGCACCTTGTCCGGTTCTAAGCTTTCCGTACATTTCGTCGTTTTTTGCCTGGTGTATCTCGTCCAGGACTGCCACATAGTCGTTAAAACTGTCCGCATTATCCGCGTCAGAAGACAGTACCATAAGCTTATTACCGTTGTCCTTCCGTACAATGGTTTTTGTACTGCTCGTTATCTTGCAGTACCGCCTTAAGGTCTTATTTGTCTTTATGAAATGTTCTACAGTTGCGTATAATTCCCCCGCCTGTTTCGTCGTATTTGCTGTTAAAATAAAAAGCGCGCCGAAGATATGCCGCTGACAGAAGAACAAATACACTACAATGATTGCCGCTAAGAATGATTTACCATTTTTTCGCGGTATGTTTATATGTGCTTCTCTATGTTTGCGCTTGCCGTCGCTTCTTCTCTTTACACAAAGAATTTCGGTTATAATCTCAAACTGAAATTCTAGTAATTCAAATTGTCGGCTTGCGCCCCTGTCATTAGTCAACTTCGACACGAACTTAAATACTTTCGTTGCTTCTTCAACGTCGTAATAATATTCTTCGTTGTCCCACTTCTTTTGTAACTTTTCCAACCAGGAAGCTAATAGCAGTTCCTTTTTAATCATGCGCTACCATTCCGTCTAATTCCGGGTCTATGCCGCTCTCCGAAGCGTTCCCGGCTTCCTTCATCCGCTGCCGCGCCGCCGGGGTTAACCCCAATTCCTTAGCCCATGCCCTTAATTCTGTTTGCGCTTTGTTTGCTATGCTTACTTCTGGTCGTTGCTGCTCGTAGCCGTTGTCCCCAACAAGCATACTGTAGCCCTTTTCGTCTATAATCTGTTCGCACCGCTGCCACTTTGCATAATTGATACAATAGGCTTCCAGTGCCTTTAAGTCTTTGTCTGTAAAATCTTTTCCTTCTTCCGCTAAAATCTTGGCTACTCTGCGCCATTCCTTTTTAGCGGTATTATTTAACCACTTCGGGCATGGTTTAGGCTTATTTTTTTCTTTTTCATTTTCTTCTTTTGCCATGCTTCCACCTCATGCACTCCCCCCTATAGTAAAAATTGCCGTTTTTTTTCAAGCAAAGTTGAACTCGGGACTTTTATTTTATGTTTTTAAATTTTTATATCCCCCCTGTCAGAACGAACTCCCTATAGAACTGTTCTAACATTTCGTATAAAATCTTTTGCATTTTCTTCTTTGCCTTATAGCTGCGGTCATACTCCTTGTGTATGCGCCTATGGTTCGCTTCGCTTAGTCCTATCACGTTCGCCGCGTCCAGTCTTCTAGCCCAGGCTTCCGTTATCTCTTGTATGTGGTGGTAGTTCTCCGCGTCTATAATTCTTCCAGTCGTATAGTATTCGTAAATGTCTATGCCTAGCTGTGCTGCTGCCTGGGCGGCTCTGAACTGCTCCCAGGCTTTGCTATTATAAAACTGCTGCCGCCTGGCTTCCTGTTCGTCCCTCATGCGGCGCTGCTTATATTCTCTGTACTTCTTCCTGTCCGTTTCTCTGTGCTTATCACAGTACTTAACCCCGGCTTCTACTACCTTGTGACAGCCTGGATAACTGCATAACTTCTTTATCATGTGCCGCCCTTCTTTCGGTTAGCGCTGCCCTGGATTTCATGCAGCGCCGGAGGTTTAGGACAAACAAAAAAGAAGAACCAGACAAAGGGGTCGTTACCTCTGTCTAATTCTTCTTGTGTTTGTTCTTTAATATTACCATAAAGTTTTTATAGTTTCAACCGCTTTTATTTGATTTACCCATATACTTTTAAGAGTTTTAGGGTAGGAAAAAGGCTACCAGCCGTAGCCGATAGCCTATATATGTTACAGTGCCAGCTTATATAATACCAACTGATTAAGGCTTACGCCTTCTTCCTCTGCCTGGATTGCTAACCGCTGGTGTAATGATTTCGGAAGTCGTACATTAAACTTCCCGCTATAGTTCTCTGTTCTTTCCGGCAGCGGGATAGGTAAGTTATTTTCTAACTTAACCTCTAAATATCCTTCCATAGCTTCGTTAAGATTTTCGTACAATTCTTCCAACGTATCGCCTGTACTCTGGCAGCCGTCCAGTTCTAAGATTTTCCCGTAAAAATAATGCCCGCTTTCGTCGTTCATTTCCTTTACGATTCTTGTATACGGCAGTTCCATATAATCCTTTACTTCCATTATGTCCTACTCCTTTCTATTGCTCTTTTATATTATATCCAGGTTAGGGGATTTACTCCCCTATCCTGTTAAGTATGTCTACTATGTACGCCTTCTTTAATGGGCTTTCCTGTTTGATTGTGGTAAGGTCGCCTGTCTCTTTGTTCAAGTACTGTTTGTGGCTTCCTTTCTGTCTTACTCCTTCGTAGCCGTAAGCCCTTAGTACTTTGTCAGCTTCTTCGGGGCGTATGCCGTTCGGCTGTCTTTTCATTTTTTCAATTATCTTTTCTACGCTTGGCACTTGGTTTATCTCCTTTCTGATATTATAGTACCATATTTAGTACTATAAGTCAATTCTTTTTTGCATGTTTTTTATACTTTCTTCTGGTACAAAGTCCATGCAATCGCCGCCAGTTATTAGACTTGTCCGTATTTGCTGCTGCCAACTGCTGCCGCTTCCGGCTTCGTTCTAATTGTTTCTTTCTGTCTCTTATGGACTGCTGCCGTAGGCGTTTCTTTGCCTGTTCGCTCCCCATAGCTTCCGCCATTCTTTTATAAAACTCTGAAAAACTGTTTACAATCTGTCTTCCCGCTTCCTGTATTGCTTTCGCTATGCGTCCGAACGCTTCTACTACTGCGTTCCATTCTTCCGGCGTTCCCTTCCATTCTTTCGGCACTTCCATTAGTCTTCCTTCTTTCCGTTTACTACTGTTAAGTTTATCGGCTCTATCATATCTTCCAGCAGTACATAATATGGCTTTTTGTTTCCTGGCGCTGCTTTCAGATTCACATAGGGGAAGTGTACGAAGTACGCCAGTATTTCCATATCCGGGATATTCCGAACTTCTTTAACCGTTCCAATCTTCCCCAGGATATGCTTAATATGCTTCTGCTTAACGCCCACTTCCTTAAGCCTGGCTTCTGTGCATGTTACCCGTACTTTCTGTCCTTTTCTTATCTCCATTTCCTTTTACCCCTTTATGTGTTATTACATATCCGCTATCTGTTTCTATCGCTTCTTTGCTGCATAGAAACGGCTTATTCTGTAAATCGTCTACTATTTTCTTGACATCCTTTATATCCATTTTTTAAATCCAGCTTTCTACTACGCTTTTATGGTCTTCCTTGTTTCTCGCAAAAGGCAGCATAGCCGGGAAGCGCTTTGTAATATCTTCCCGGATTTCCTCTACGGTATTCCTGGTTATAATAATATTCGTCGGCGCTGCCCCTTCAAATAACCGGGCTACGCATTTGTCCGGGTAATCATCCGGGCGATTGAATACGCATATAATAGGCTGCTTTAATTCGCTTGTGTCTACATCTGCAAAGCTTTTAACTTCTGTTGTTTTCATTCTCTCCGCCCTTTCTTGCCGCCAGTTCACAGTTAATAACGATTTCCTGTAAATTGTAAAAATCGTCTTCGCTTATGTATTCCCTTAAATTGAATAAATCTGCTGTAAGAATTGCTGTAGCTTCCGGTATGTCTACCGCTTCGTCGTCTACTGCCGCCTGGTCTTCATCTGCTCCCGTTTCCGGTTCATTCATTGCACCCGCAAGCCCTTGTTTTTCCTGGCTTTGCGGTTCTTTCGTAGTGTCAGATTCTGACACCTTTTTAGACGTTTTCTTAATTGTGTTTTTCAGTGTTTCCACTACTCCAAAATATCCGGCTTCTAGCATAGCTTCCAGCAGTTCCATTAAATCATAGTCCCTAAGATAATCTGTATACTGTCTATCGTCCCTTTCCAGGTGGAAGCCCTTATTATCAAAATACACGGTGTAACTTTCGCCTTCATGTTTGAAGCTAAAGCTTTCCTTTCCAGGTGCATACTTTCCGTCTTCGTAGCAAAGCTTCTTTCTGTAATTCTCAATGATATTTAACAGGGCGTTAATTCCTCTGCTGCCTTTGTAGGATTCTATGAAGTCCTTACTAAACGCCCCGGAATGAAGGATAGCGGTAATATAGCAGCTATACGGAAGCCCTCTGGGCGTATAATCTGGATTCAATACGCCGCCAATTTTAAAATGTGCTGTATCGGTCTTTATACTACGCCCGCCTGTTACTTCCGGGTAGTCGTCTAAATCCTGCTGCCCGCTTACCTGTTTTTCCGTTGTCTTTTCCTCTGCTGGGTACAGTCCGTTAATCATTTGTACAAAGCGCGTCCAGGTTATTTCCTCTGAATGGTCTAATCTTACGCCCCTTAAGCTGCAATCATAGTCTACGCCGTGATTATATCCGCCCGCGTGGCTTCTTCCCAGGTGTTCTATACATGCTTCCTTAAGCTTGCTTCTGTCTCCGTCATACTGCTTTACATAGGCTTCATAGAATTTCTTTACGGCTTCCGGTGTCGGCTCTTTTTTCTTCTTTTCTTCCTCTACCATTTTCTTAACTTCGCCGCTTAACATTTCCCCGGATTCAATTACTTCTTTCTGCTTATCCTCTGAAAGCCTAGAAGTTTCGTAAGCCGTGGTAAAATTCATTTTGCCATTCTTAAAGGCTTCCTTTCCTTCCTCGCACAAATTATTAGTAATACTTTCCATTTGTGCCGCTTTTCCGGTCGATACGCCTACAGCGCTTGCTATGTAATCGCGCATTTTGCCCTCTATCTGTACTTCCCCGGATTCCTTCGCCGCAATCAGATACTTCTTAAACTCTGCTACCCCTTCCGTTAACTCCCAATCGCTTAAGCGTCTGCTAAAGATATTCGCGCTATGCAGCGTAAGCATAAACATAGCTTCGGACATTTCCTTTATTTTGCAGTCAATCAGCTTAAAGCTGTCGTGTCCACGTTCGATATTAAGGACTGCTGCCGCCGTTCTTCTGTGTCCTACTATAATTCTGTCCTGTCCCGCTACCCGTCCTACTATAACTTCCTGTAGCTGCCCCACCAGTAACATATTGTCCGCCAGTTCCTCTATATCTTCCTGGGCGTACTTATTATGCTCGCTGGGAATCAGTGTACGCGGGTCTAACTTTATCTTCCGGTATTCCTCTGTAAATATAATGCCCTGGCGGCTGTTCTGGTTCAGTCTGTCGCCTACTCCTAATCTACCCATTGTTTACCCTTCCTTTCTTGTTAATCTTATATATTCTGCTGCCAGGCTCTTATAGTCCCTTGTCGCCGCGCTCCTGGGTGTTGTCTCTATAAGGCTCTTTCGCTTCTCATACGTCCAGTCTACAACCTTCTTACTGTAGCGAATATGTGTATTAAAGGTGCTGTACTCGCTTTTCTGTAAGGCTTCTTCGCCCTTCACTACGCTTATGTCGTTCGTAAACATAGTAACCAGGCATTTAACCAGGGATAAGCCTGGGTTATACGGTCTAATTTCCTCTATAACCTCTGTCAGTTCTTCCATTCCGTCTAAGGCGTTCTTATCTGCCTTAATCGGTATAATAACGTCGTCTGCTGCTGCCAGGGCGTTAAGTACATTGATTCCGACACCAGGCGGGCAGTCAATTAAACAATAGTCGTACTGTTCTTCCACCTGGTCTAATACATCCTTCAATCTTACAATCTGGTTCGCTTCCTGGTCTAACATAAGGTCTACTGCTGCCGCGTCCATATTCATATTAGCCGGGATAATGTCAAGCCCTACGCGTCCACTGCTGCGTATTACGTCTTCTGCCATTGTATCTGTATCGCGTAAGACGTTTTCCATGCTCTTATAATCATAACTATGTACCCCGAAGAACTTACTTACGTTCGCCTGTATATCGTTATCCACCAGCAAAACCCGGTATTTATAGACTGTCGCCATAATCAAAGCCAGGTTTATAGCTGTTGTACTTTTTCCTACTCCGCCTTTCAAGTTAACTATTGCTGCTGTCCTCATATTCCTAAACCTTCCTTTCCCTTAATATGGTTCGATTCCCAAAATACAGTAACCCGGTTCGATTCCTGGGTACTTATCTAAGAAATAAATGATATTTACCCTCTGTTCTCTCCCCGTGAGTACTCCTAAGTCTTTGTCGTACTCCCTTAGTACTATATCGTCGCCCGCTCTGTAGTCCCGGTCGTTCTTTCTTACTTCAAAAGGCTTATAACCTTCTTCTACATCCTTGTAAAACTCCTTTTCGCATTTGATATAATGTGTTTTCGCGTCTTCCTCTGCTGCAATTCCAAAAAATAGCCAGCTATCCAGCCATTTTCCTACCTTTTCTGCTAATTCTCTTATTTTTCCCATTCCTAAACCGTCCTTTCTGCGGCAGCAGTCTTAATAAACGCTGCCGCTGTTGCATTGTTTACAGTTACCTTCGTGATATACTTTTTTCCTTGCCTTCGACCAAAGAAGTAGGCGCTTTATCTTTTGTTACTCTTTTCTTCCTAAGCAGCCCATATTATCGCAAGCCCTACAATCCGTCCCGCAAAATCCTATAAACCGCTTCGCATTTACCCGGTCTGTAAGTTTTGCCTTTTCTGCCGGGTATGTATCGCTTTTAATATCCAGGTTTTCGATAGTTCCGCACAGATACGCCTTAATTACTTCTATAGCAGCGTCTGAACCATACACTATAACAGCCTTTCCGCCGATTCTGTTAATTGTGTCGATAAAGGTAAGCTGTTCTTCTGTTGCTTTGTTACTCCCTACCTTTAATTCGATATACAGATTATTAAATCCGCCTGCTGCATACGGTAAGCATATATCGCATACCCCCGGCTTCATTCCCTGGCGCTTTAGGTCTGCCCCGGCTCTTGTGCTTCGCTTTCCTTCGTTGGCTGCATGATACATAGCCTTAAGTACCGGGGTTTGTGACTGCTCCCAGCGCGCCCAATCGAAAACGGCGGCTTGTGCCTGGGCTTCGCTTTCTCTACGCTCCATACTCTAACACCCTTTCCGCTGCTCCCTGGGCTGCCTGGGCGGCTGCTTCTGCTGCCGTTTCCAGTTCAACGCTTAAGCATTTCCCTTTTGCGCTTAATATAATTGCCTTCTTCATACAGCCGTTATCACTGTAATTTCTACAGGTTTTCATACCACACACTACGTTAGTACTGCTCATTGTCCTTATCCTTTCCCGTTATTTTCTCTGCCAGCATTAAGACATACAGCGGAAGAACCAAAAACCACACCGTACTAATTATCCATGCCGTTAACGAAGCCTTCCCGAACAGCTCCGGCGTTTCCATTGGTTCGTAGTGCCCTTCTTCTTCGTCGTTCTTACGCACCGCCCACATGATTAGCGGTACTGATATAACCGCGCATATACAATAACCCACTAGGTACACCGTAACGGCGATAAGTAACACCTTATTCATGGTCTTTTACCGCTTCTTCCTGGGCTGCTGCCGTGTTATCCTTAAGCTGCTTCTTCGCTCTGCCCGGTGTTTCTGCTATGTACTGCCCTACGGCTTTCGTAATTTCTTCTACCGCTAAAGCTGTTAATGCTCCGTCTGCTTCATTTTTCTTTAATACCGCGTCTAAAGCCTGTCCCGCTAAGGCGATACCATTAACTAAGCCTTCTTCGTAGCCGTTGTCGTAGCTTCGGTCTGTTACCCTGGATAAGTACCCGTCTAACTCCTGGCGGCTCATTCTCTTAATGCGTCTTGCTGTCTCTCTGTCGATTCCTAAAGTTTTTCCCATTCTAATTCCGTTTCCTTCCATGTCTGATTGATTCTTACGAACGTATAAGTAAAGAACGTGTAGCCTGTCTTTTCGTGTATACCTTCCCTAACGCTGTCGCCGTCCAGGTAATACGATTTTTCCAGCTTCTTAGGTAGTTTGGCTACTCTGTTGTACCAGCCCTTATCCTTTATCGGTTCTTTTCTTAAGATTGTCGGTTTTCTTAGGTTCTTAGAACTATTCCAGCGCTTGCCCTGTAAAGCGTCCGGGTCTTTTAACATGCCGTCGCTTTGCTTTATCAGATACGACGCTAATTTAGCATACTGCCCGGATTCATCCAGGGGGTTAAAATGTGTCCGCCCTCTACCCTTCCAGGCTTTCGTTATTGCCCGCTGGCTTACTTCGTCTGGTGTATTTATAACTAAGTGATGATGTAACGCTCCCTTCTTACCGATTTCCATAACATGTATATACTTAAATACCAGTCCCAGGGATTTATACAGCTTCCGCATTTCCTTTAAGAAGTCGTCCGCGTCTGCTCTCATTTCCTTCTTTCCGGCTGGACGTTCACTAAGCTTATAATCTAATACTAAGTGTGTGTCCCCTTCCTGAAAGTTCTCGTTTATCAATCTCCTTAGTTTTTTCTCTGCTGCTCTTTTGTTTACTTCTCTCTGTTCATCTGTTGTAAGCTGCTTCCTCTTTCCCCGCTTCACTCCCTTCTTGTTAAATCTGCTGCTATAATACTTTGATACCTCTATGGTATTTCCAGCCTTCACTACCTCTATGATGTACGGCAT